TGTATGTATGTATGTATGTATGTATGTATGTATGTATGTATGTATGTATGTATGTATAAGCATAGCATACTCACGTATGCTGTCAATAGTTTTTTTCATTTTTTCCTCCTATTTTATCAATGGAATTAAAGTCCATTTATTTGCATTAAAATTTTCTGCTCTTGTTATTGCAGTTTTGCATTCGTATATAGTGTGATTATATATAACCCTATCTCCAACTGCATATGTTTTTGTATTGCTATAAGTATTAGTATATAAACCTAATGCTTTTAATAAATTTGTTATGTTATTTTGTATTGTTGTTATTACATCTCCTGAATCAGTAATAAAACCCGAATCATTTGACAATTGACTTGTTTTTGTCGGTATAGATGTTTTTTTTGCATATGTTGTTGATATCTTATTACCATCCGAATCGTTTGTTGCTTTCGTTGAAGTTGAAGCATTACCTGTTAAATTACCTTTGAATCCCTTTGCAGTAATTACACCTGTATTTGGATTCAATGTAACATCACTATCTTTACTTGCATTTGTTGTTTGTGTTCCTGTTGTTGTTGAACTTTGTGACAATATAGGATATTCAGCGCTTGTTGTTGCTAATTCTGTTATTTTTACTTTCTCATCAGTGTTTGATGATTTTACAATAATATTTCCTGATGCATCAGTTGTTACTGTTGTTGCACCACTTCCGCTAATTTTATTTGATGATGTAACTTTTGAGTTTTCAACACTATTTATGTATACATTTCCGTTTGCTAATGCTGTTGTTGTGTTTGTTGTTGAAGTTGCTGAACCAACAACATTTTTTGAAGAATAGTGAGTGTCTGTATTCGTTGGAGCATACAAATCAGTGTTTGTACCATTTATATTTATTGTTCCAACTTTTGTTCCTGCTGTAAGACTTCTTGTAAAAGAAACGGAATCAGCACTATCACTTATTCCATCAAGTTTAGTTTTATCTATTGACGACATCAATCCATCTTTTTCAATTGTTGCTTTTGAATAAGTAGTATTATTATCTTCACTCCAAACAGCAGTTCCATCAGCAGACCATTTCAAAAATTGACCTGACTTCCCACCACTTGGAATATGCTTATTCCCAGAAGTTGTTGGATGTATATAAATTGTATCTGTAAATTTTGCATTAGAAGGTACATCAGAATTAACTGTGTGACCATTTACTTTTTCGGAATTATCAACTATACCATCATTATTTGTGTCATATACACTTGCAAGCATATCACCAGCACCAATACCATCAGCGCCGTCATTTATTGTTGCTATTTTAGTACCTGTTGAATCAGTGATTGTTATTGTTGTAACTTTTCCTTTTTTAGAAGTAGATATTATTGGGCTTATCCCATTATCGCCCTTTTCTCCTTTTTCTCCTTTTGGTCCTTGGATTCCCTGTTCTCCTTTATCACCTTGTATACCTTGTTCTCCAGTATCACCTTTAGGTCCTTGAAGCCCTTGTTCGCCTTGGATTCCCTGTATACCTTGGTCTCCCTTTTCCCCTTGCAAACCTTGGGGACCTTGTGGACCTATTTCTCCTTGCTCTCCCTTCGGTCCTTGTTCTCCAATATCACCTTTTAATCCCTGAATTCCTTGAGGTCCTCGTTCTCCTTTTATTCCTTGAATACCCTGAATTCCTTGTTCTCCTTGTGGACCAGTATCGCCTTTATCACCTTTATCGCCTTTTTCTCCTTTTGCACCACGAATTGATGAGGTTGTTTCAGAAGTACCATTTGTATAATTTAAAGTTAATGTATAATCATCGTTTAATACAGTTGATTTAATTCCATTCCCTCTTTCTCCTTTTAATCCAGGCGCATTTCCACTGATATTTGTTTTTATACTTACTTTTCCTGTTAAACTATCAGTATTCATCATTTTTCACCATTCTTTCCTTCAGGATATAATTTGAATTGTTTTGGTCCATCATCATCGTAGCCGATAATTGTTGTTGAATTATTATCTGGATTTAATTCAATTTCATACCAATACGTTACAGGTTTATTAATATAATCTCCAATTCTTGTTTCATCTGATGACAATTCAACATCAATTGTTTTCTTATTCAAATCGATTAGAACATCCTTTGTAAGAACAATTTCTTCAACATTTTTCTTTGACATAACTTTTAATCTTAAGATATCGCCTTTTTGAAATTCATAATCACTTCCATCATCATTTTGAGCAGTAATCACAATTGTTGCAGTATCACCTCTTGTTAAATGAATTGTTTTTTCTTCATCAATTTTTATCATATTTTGCCTCCATTTTTTCCAATTTATTCTTTAAAACTTCTATTTCTTCTTGTTGTTCTTTTATTGCTTGTAAGCAAATTGAAACCATAGCATATGTATCTATTCCATCACCTGTTGACGATATAAATTCTTCTGGAGTATTATAATTATCACCTATTATCATTCCAAAATGCTTTTTTGAATTATCTAATTCATTTTTCCAATTATAAGAGTATATATCAGTATTTTTAATTATGTTAAGTGCTCCAACAAATTTATTTATATTTTTCTTTAAAGATTTTAAAGAATTATTATTAAAAGAAGGTGCTGATATACCATTTGGGGTTATATCTACTCGCTTATCATATCTTTCATTTATAATCAAAAGACCTACATAATTTCCTATATCAGAAGCATTAGAATAATATCCATATAATAGATTTTTATTATTTAATCCTAATTGTAATCCTCCTCCTGTTGTTAATTGTGCTTTTCTATTTGATGAATCACTTAAAATCTCTATTCCTGTGTCATATATATTTAATTTTTTATTATCATCTTCATCTGTTATAACAAATTTAGGACTACCTATTGTTGATTTCATTTTTATTGATCCACCATTTATATTTGCATTGCTTGTTTCAATATCACCAGAAAATTTACCATTTGTTGCAGTAATAGTACCTTGTGAATCAACTTTAAAATTTTTTGAATCAATTGAACCATCAAGTAATGATATTTTTGTTCCTTGTTGATTCTCAACATAATTATTTGATTTAATAGAACCAGTTTTGATATTGTCACCTATAATTGTTGTACTTCCACCTGTTGCTAAATCTGTATACTTAACATAGTTTTGTGTTATTTCTGTTACTGTCCCACTTAATACAGTTAATTTACCATCAACTGCTTCTGCAACTGTATCATCGGTATATTTAAGATTATTAATCCAATCTTTTGAATTAAAATCCCCAGTTTTTCGTGTAACTTGACAAATAAAGATTTCATTATTATTAATCCAAAAATCCCCTGTATCATAGGGGGTTTTTGGTTCTTTAATAAATATTTGCCTTTTGTTGTCAGCAGTATCCTTTGCGCTATTTGCAATTGCTAATGATTCTATAACATCTTTATCTTCAATTTTTTTCCAAGAAAAATCAGTTTCTTTTTGAAATATATAACAATAACCTGTTTCTTTATCATAATATAAATCGCCTATATGATTTTCTTTTTCATCTTCCCACGTGTTAACTGGATAATTTTCTAAAGTAGGTTGTCCATTGTAATACCAAGTTGTCATTTTGCCATCAATTTGAGATTGTAAATCTTTTATATTACCAACTGTTGAATTCATAAAATTTAATAATTCATTTTCTACTTTAGTTAAACCTTTTTCGGATGTTTCAACATTTTTCTTTAAACCTAAAATACTTGCAAAATCGTATTTTCTTTCCAAATCTTGTGCTGTTCTTACACCATTTGAATCTTGTTTCATTTTATCACCTCTTTACATAAGTTTTTCCATTGAATTCATAAACTTTAAATCCTAAATCTTTTAATACATCAATTTGCATAGTTGCTTTTGGATAATGTTTTTTTACATATGCTATTATTTGCTTATCAAATTGTGTAAATCCTAGACTTTTCATAGTTCTTGCTTTTTCAATAAATGTTAAATCTTGACCATTTACATAATTAAAAATTTGTTTATCATATTTTGTAAAACTTGGATATTCTTGTTTAATTAACATTGCTTTTTGTGCAATCGATAAATTCAAAGAATTAATGTATGAAATAACTTTCTTTTTTCTAGAACCTGATATTGCATTTCCATTTTTATCAATATCACTCTTGATTTTGCTTAATTCTTTTTGAATTTTTTGATAATTAGAATAATCTGTAATCATATTAATTTGTTTATATTCAACTGGATTTTTCATTGCATAATTAAATTCTTCATATGAACCATAATTATCATAATTTGACATATCAACATTTTTCTTAAGTATATTGCTTGCCATTATGCTTTTTTTCTTATTGCTTACATCTAAATTATTTATATATTCTATTTTATCTTTAGTTTTTGTTCCAACCTTTGACAATCCATTTCTATAGTTTCTATATTCTGTACTATTCATACCTAAATCAATCATTTCATCTATTTTAGAACTATTTATTGACTTATAACCACTATCTATATAATCTTGTGCTTCCTTACTTGAATATCTACCAAATAATGCTGATTTTATTTTACCTGTAGTGCTATCATCTGCCGTAAATCTTAAATTGCCACTATCTGTATAACTACCTGCTATAGGTAAATCATCATCATACATTTTTAGCCCTTGTACAGTCTTTCGCAATTGACCATATCCAGTTGGAAGAACATAATATGCCATTGATTCTAAAAAGTCCTGTCCGACATCTTCCCAAGTAATTTCATTACCAAAGGAATCTGTTTGACCTGTAAGTTTTTTTATTAGTGATGTTGCGCCTGTCATTGCTTCTTGTATTGGAATTCTTCCTCCTGAAAAAACACTCCACATTGGAACATTATCCATAAAATCCCCAATAGCACTTTCAAATTTTTCTTCTAATGACTTATCATCATCGTCATCAAATATTTTCATCAACATATCTATTGGATCAAACATAACAGATGAACCAGTTAAAGATTTCATAAGACTATTAAATAAATAAGATGCACCAAATAATTGACCTAATTGAAAAACAACACTAGCACCTGATTTATTACCACTTTCAATATCCATTTTATTGTCATGTATCATTGATGACCATTGATTGTTAACTTCTAATTGAAATTGAGTTAAAAATCCAAGAGTTTTAGAATTAAATAATTCTGCAGTAGACCCTTGACTTCTATCTCCCATTATTCTTGCCGAAAAATCATCAGCATTTGATATTGCTTCTTGCTCTTTCATTCCTTTACTCAAGTTTTCAAAATATTTACTTCTCCAAATTTGATTAGAAGTAAAATAATCAGAACCACTCATAAAAATTTGACCTGCATTGCTGATTTTTTGCCATGCCTTTTGTGATAATGTATCACTACCAAATCTAGCAGTTAAAAAGTCAGATTTATTTATTAATCCATCGTTATGAAATATATTATTAATGGTTGATACTGTACCTTTAACAAATGATAATTTACTTGTTTTTGAAGCACCTTGTACTGCAGAAGCAAAGTTTGTTAATGCACTTCTTACATTAAATCCTGTCATATTAGAACCAACTTGAGATTTTAATGTATTTAACGCAGTATATACTCTTCTTCCTAAAAATCTTTCTGCTGCTCTATCAATAGCACCTTTTTTACCAGCAAGTGCATTTGCCTGTTCATCTAACCAAGCAACATATTTACTCAATTTGTTATCTTGTATATCTGCAACTCTTTGCTCAAATTCCGCATCAGTTAAAGAATCAACATTATCAAGACCATGTGTTTGGCCATATGTTTCTCTTATAAATTTACTTAATGTCCTATATCTTTGAATATCTGCTGTATGAAATATTAAATTCCCTGCACCCTCTAGATATCCATCAATACCTGTTATTGCATCATAAGTTGTTTTCATTCCTTTTCTTTCTAGAGAACTAGCAAACCAATTTTTACCAGGTCTATTAAATTCTGTTAAACCATTTATGTCTGTTGGAAGATTTTCAGAATCCATATCATTTCTATTAAAAGGAACACCCCATTGACTTAATTTGTCACTTATTTCAGTAAAGTGTCTCATATAATCTTTTCTTTTAGGAATAGGATTATATCCTAAATCTGTAAGAACATTGTTTATTTGATCTATATATGTATCATATTTATTTCTAAATACTTCTGATGCATATTTTATTTTTTCTTGTGTTTTAACATCTGGGAATTCTTTTGCTAATTCTTTATCACCATATTTTACTTCTTCTCCATATTCATTTATATAAGATTTTTCAACATATTTTTGAACTGCTGCTGATTCTTTACTTCTTGCTTTTATTCCAAGTTTCTTTATATCTTCTCTTTCTTGATTTAACCATCTTGTTTTTTCTGCGGTGTTATGTTTAGTTTGATTAATTGTTGCATCATTTATTTTTTTACCTATTTCATAACCAAATACCTTTTCATTTAATCTTATTGGGTCAGTACGTTGATAAGCAATAGCATTTATATCATTTCCTGTTTGTATATCATTGAGAGTTATTCCCATTTCGTTTAATAATTCTTGTTGTATAACTGCTCTTGTTCTTCTTTCTACTTTGCTTTCAATCTGCTTTTGAATTTCGTTTAAATCTGCTTTTGTTATAGAATTAGACAATAAACTATTGAATACTTTATCTGTAATTTTTTTCAAATCATTATCTGTTACTCTATACTTTTCTGTTATCGTTGTATCTTGATTCATAAAGTTAGATATTTCTGTTAACATATCCGCTTCTCCAGTTATTTCACTACTAAAATAATAAGGATATGTATTACTTAATTCTTGATAAACACTATCTATTGATTGACCTTCATTACCAAGTCTTAATTTACCAAAATTTGATTTTCTGAAATCTCCATAATCTGTTATTTGATTCTTAAGTTCATCAGTTACTTTTATTTTTGAATTTCTTATTTGTTTTTTTACTGCTTCTACTTCTTTATCTACATATGTACATTCTCTATTTGCATATTCATTTATTATATCTTTTATGCTATTATAAGTATTAGCATTTACTAAATCATCTTTTGTCATATTATAAAAAGATTCCATTTTATTTCTGAAATCTTTTTTTTCTTGATAATCAAAATCTAAATAATTCTGTGCCGTTTTAGTAGCAAATTGAATTGCTTTATAACTTCCTTTTCGTAATGCTCTTTCTACTTTTTCATCAATTGTTTTATTTTTTTTACTTTCTAAAGGAGAATATTCATTTTTATAATTTGAATTTTCATCACTTTTATATTTATCTGTAATAGGTATATTTTCTTTTAAATCTGAAATATCTATTTCTTTCCCATTTGAATTTACAAGTATATCATCATTATTGCTTAAAGAATATCTAGTATCATTTTTGTTATTATTGGATATACTATTATTAGATATATCTGATTTGACATTTTTGTTAGATTGTGGTATATTTGATTTATCAAGAGATGTTTTGCGGGAATTAGACCCGTTGAATATCTCTTTTATTTTTCCTTGATTTAATAAATTTTGTATATAATCAGTATTATTTTTTGAATATGCTGTTTTTATTTTATTATAATCTATCTCAACTTGATTATATTGTCCTTTTTGATTTATTTCTACTGGTACAATATAATTTGTTTTATTTATTTCTACTGGTGTAACAACTATAAAATTATTATTATCATAATTTCCATTATTAGTATATTGATAAACTCCTATAGGATTATCCATAGAATTTATTATTTCTAAATATGTTTTTACACCCAAGCCATGAAAATGTTTATTTTTCGTACTAAATCCTAATTTTTTTGCTTGTTCTTCTGTAAGAATATTTTCTCTTATATGACCGCTTCTTTCGAGCATTGGTAAATCTTTTACACCATAATCTACCAAACTTTTTATTGTATTATCTTTTAATTTTACAAATTGTGTTAAACTTTTCTCTGAATCTTCTCTAGTTTGATTAACGACATCTGATACTTCTTGTAAAGCATTTTCACTCAGAGAAAAATTAGTATCTAATTTTATATCTTTTACATTTTCTTTATATGCTTGTTCAAATCTATATTTAACTTTTTCTAAATCTCTTGCTTCTTGACTACCAGCAGTTACTGTCTTATATAAATGTTTAACATAATCATATATTTTAGTAAAAACGTTAGGTTGTGATGTAGAAAGTTTTTTTATAAATTCTTCATCATTAAATATATATTCTCCAACTAAGTCAGAAGTAACCTCATTTTCTATATTTGCATCTAACCCTGAATACAATTTTTCAGTAGATTTAATTCTATGATCATAATCTCCTTTTGATTTTGCATATTCTTTAACTGCATTTTGTAATAAAGTATATTCTTCTGTACCTTCTAATAAGTGTGTTGTTTCGTGCCCTACAATTTTATTTAATGCTTGTTTTGAATCTATATTTATTAATATTTTTTCATTACCTTGTAAATCTTTACCAACTAAACCATTAATATCTTTTCCTTTTACTTCATATCCCATTTTTTCTAATTGTTCATTATTAACAAATTCATATCTTGTACCTCTTTCCTGAGCAATTTTATTTACATTTTCTACAAAGTTTCTTGATTTTGTTGTATTATTCATAACTTTACTAGCACTTTCTTTTAGTGCTTTAGTAATATCACTATCTGTTTTATTTTCTTCATATTGATAATTTACACTTTTTTGTGATTTTTCGTAAAAACTTCTATGTAATAAATCATCATTACTTATATCTGTGTCATTACCTAAAATATTGGATATTTCATCAGCATCAATTGTACCTTCCTGTAAACTTTTTTCAACTGACTTTCTAATTGATTTTATTTCTTTATCTGATAATTTTGTATTAGATAAGTCAATATCTTTATTTTCATATTCTTTTTTTATTCTTTCTGCTATTTTATTTTTATTTTCTTCTGAAATAGAAAAATTTTGTTCTTGTTCTTTTATAGCATTCTCTATTTCAGTATTTATTGCCTGTTCTCTTGATTTTTTAGTTGTTTCCTTATTAACTATCTCATCAATTACTTTTTGTTCATTTTGAGTATATCCAGTATCAAAATCTCGACCTGTTTGTTTAGCCCATTGATTTCTTGCAATATTTTGTGACCCTTCCATAACACCTGATGTTACTGCTCCTAAAGTACCAGCATAAAGATTTTGAGTACTAAAGAAATTTTTAGCAGTGTACGATGCTATATTACTAGCAAGTTCTTTTGCATTTTTAGAATTTTTTATTCCTACGCCATTATCTTTATCTAATAATGCTTCTTCAACTATTGGTCCTAAAAATTCTTGTAAATATTCTTCAGTAAACTCACCTTTCATACTTGTTAGTGTTTTTCTTAATGCTTTATTTTTAACAAATTTATCTAATACTTTTGAAGTTAATTTATTTGTTGATTTTCCTAATGCACTTTTACCATATACACTTTCAAAACCACCAAGTGCTTTTTCCATTGCCATTTCAAGTGTTCCAGAAACAATACCATATTTTGTTGCTTGTTCTTCTGTAGCACCATCTTTTTTTGCTTCATTATATGCACTACCACCGTAGTTAGCAAATCCAGTAGCAAGTGCTCCTGCGGAGTTTCCAGTCATCATCTGTGGTAACATTTGTCCAATAGAATATGTCATTTCCAATCCTGCTCTTCCAACAGGATTTTTTGTTGTGTTAATATTGTTTTGTGCAACATCGCTAAACATATTATATTTTATTTCTTGATCATCTAAAGATGGTGTTTGTCCTAATATTTTTTTCGTAGTACTTTCTATTCCTCCGATTCCTGTTTCAAACCCACCTGCTAATGTTGTACTTGTTTTTATTATTCCACCTGACAAAGTACCTGATTTTTCTTTTACTGCATCTTTTATAATTTCTGAATTTCTATTTGTTCTTTCTTTTTCTAAAGTTGTTGTTTTTTCTTGTGCTTCTTTTAAAAGTCCTTGATATTTTTCATCATTTTGTACTCTTTTACTATTTTCATTAAAAAGATTAATATTATTCTCCTTTTTATAATTTTTTAACTTATTATATGCAGTATCAGAATCTTTTTTTATAGTGTCAACAGTTTGTTCTACTTTTTTGTTTTTAGATTCATTTATTCCTGCTTCAACAGTATTATAAATTACTTCACCAATTCCGTTTGTTGCTAAACCTAAAATTTTACTTGGAATAGAACTTTTGCCACTTATTGTTTTTTTAACACCAGTTACTAAAATCCCTTCTCTTTCTTTTTTAGGACTATTATTTATTGTTACATTACCATTTTCATCTGTAGTAACTTTAGATGTTGTTTTCTTTTCTTCTTTATTGCCGAATTTTTCTTCTAAATAACTTCCTAATGCTCCAGTTAAGGTTGCATTCTTTTTCTTTTTTTTAGCCATTATATCGCCTCACTATACAACTTTAGATTTGCCATTATATTTTTTATAAGTTCTAGAACCACCTTCCCAATACCATTGTGTACCATCTGGTGTTTTCCATACATTTTGCGTATTAACATTACCTGTTTTTGTATTTGTTACCATTATTGTTTTACCTGTTTTAGATACTGCTCCATAACCATCTATTCCTTTTGGTTGATATCCATTACTAAAATATCCATATGAACTACCACTTGAACCATTACCATCTGTTAATTCATAATTACTAGAACCATATTGTGCATTCCATCTTGCTTGTGAATTTGCTTCTTGTTGTTTTTGAAATGCTAAACTTTCATTATATTGTCTTACTGATTCTTGGAATTCTCTATCTTTATTCATTTGGTCTAATACTGCTTGCCATTTATTTTGATAAGTATTTTCTATTGTTTGTTGTGTATTTAATTGGCTTTCTAATAAAGAATTTTTGTATTGAAAACCTTGAAGTCCTAATTCTAATTGTTTTTGTAAAGCATTAAATGCTATTTCTGCTAAAGCACTATTATTTTGAAGTTGTGCATCTTTTATCCCATTATTATAGTTTAATATAGATCTATCAAAACTATCTCTTGCAGTTGCTACTCTATTTTGATATGTATTATACATACTTACTTTTGAACTTTCACTATATCCACTATTTGATAGTCCTGAACTTGCCATTTGCTCTGCATTTACACCATAATCATTTGTTTGTTTTTGATAATCCGCATATGCACCTTTTTGTTCTTTTGTATAGTCTTTTTCTGCTTGCTCTTTTTGTTGTTCTATTTTTTCAATTGCAAAATCAGTATTAGCCTGCTGTATTTCTTGTTGTTTAGTTGCATAATCTTTTGAAGCCTGAATCTGATCTTGATAATACTTATCTGAATTATTTATCATAGTATTATAAGTATTATTTGCATTATTTAATGCTGATTGCTTTTCTGATTCTACTTGTTTAAACCTTTGGTCATTATAATCAATATTCATTTGTTATCACCTCTTTACATAACTTCCTATGTAGGATTCTAAAGTTCCTGAATAAAGAAAAAATCTAGTTTTTGAACTAAATTTTAATTGTATGCTTTTCCATTTTTTCTTTTTTATTCTTGCTACTATAAATCCTTTGGTATTTTTATAATCGTTTATTTTTTCAAATACTCCGTTGTTTATTTTTGTTGATATAGTTATATCTCCTTCAATGTCAATTACACAACCTTTTTTATTTGTTGTTTTTTGATACTGAGGATAATTAAATTCATCCTCTAAAGTTGTCCAATATGAAATTAAATTATCTGTTTTAGTCAATGAATATATTTTATTATTTAAGCATAAATAAAGTATGCCGTTTTTTACTTGAGCATATGTAATATTACCTTCCATTTCCCAATAAAACCATTCATATTCGATATGGTCATTAATCTGACATTTTTCTCTACTATCTGCTAAATAGATTTTATTATTTACAATAACAAGTAAGTATCCTTGCCATTCAATTAATTGTAAATCTTTATAATTTTTTTCTCTTAATAATCTAGAATCTATTAAACTACTTCTATGCCTTACTACTTGTTCAGACGTTACATCTGAACTTATTCCTTCCATTCCTCTATCACTGAAGAATACAATATCATCATTAAAGTTTATTCCTGTTGAAACACAACCTATACTTATTGATGAATGCGATGAAGGATATGTTTTTCCATATTCACTATCTATTGTAGGATTATGATAATATATTGTGGTATTTGCTTGCGATGGTTCTTTTAAAACCCATAATGCATTGTTACCACTTATCATTGCTTTTACTGATGCTATATCTAATCCTTCATTATAATAATCTAAATCGCTTATATATCTTGGATTATTTAAACTACTATGAAAAATAGTACTTGGATAATCTTGATTACCACTAAAAAATATTCTGTTATCAAATACTTCTAATAAAGTACATTTATTTATTCTATTAGCATAACCACTTACGTGTTTTTTAAATTGAATTATTACATTATCTTTTCCATCTGTTAAAGGTTTCTCCGGTGCAGTTGTAAATTCTATATAACCTTCTGCTGGATAACTTTTAAATGCTGTTGTATTTTTTCCATTTATTGTTACAACTGGTGCATAATCTCCATCAAAAGTTTCAACATCTAAATAATATTTTGTTTCTTTACCATCAGCACAAAAACTATTTTTTCTATAATCACTTAATAAATTTATGTCTTCGTATGTTGTACCTCCACCTAATGGATTTCTACTTATTGTTGTTGTAGGTATATAACCCATTACCTTTTTACAAGTTTCTCCATTATATTCTAAATAATTTATTCCATCTTTTAAAAAGAATATATTACTATATACAAAAGATTGTGATTTTATTGGATTCATTCCTTCAAAAATAACTTTCTTTTCTTCTTTATAAACATCATACAATTTAGTTCCGCAATGGACAATCATATGACTTTCTTGATTTATTTCATAAAAAAAGATGCCAAATATAGTATTATCAAATTCACTCAATAATTCTAATGTTGGTCTTGTTTCTATACATCTTCCATTTGAACCACTATAATTTTTCCATACATTTAAAGCATCTGGACTTCTATATAAAGATACTTCATCTTTTCTATTACTAAAATCTACACCTTTAAATTTTTTATAATTTCTTGTTATTAAACTTCCACTTATTTGAGTACTAGACATTTATACCACCATCAATAAAAAAACTACTCATTGTATTTCTTGGGTCTAGACCTTGTAGCATTGACTCATATCTTTTTGAATAAATTTGCCCATAATTGCTTGAAACATCACTTTTAAGCAAATCACCTGCTATACCATACGGCATTATTTCAAGTGCATCATTTGTAAGTTCAAATTTATAATTATCAGGCGTATCATTATTTATTTGTGTTGGATATTTATAATAAAGTATTTTTGCCGTTCCATCTTCATTAAAAATTATAGTATCACCTAATTGTTCATAATCTACATCTTTTATTATATTTAACTGATAAATGTTCTCATCTATATCTGTAAGTGTCATTATATCATCTTTTTTTACTTCTTTTGTGATGAATGCATTAATTTTTTTATATCTGCATATTTCATTTTGAATTTGATTTATTACACTATTCATTTTAGTTGCTAAATCATTATCTTCAGTTAAGTTATCTTCATCTTCGTTATATTCTTCTATTAAAGAATATGTTTTAATTTTCATTTCCTCTAACGTCATAATCTTCACCATCCAATGCTTCTGCTAATCCTTTATAATCATTTATAGCAGTTTCTATTGTTCCTATTGGTTGTGCTGGTAAAAACCAGCCTCTATTTTCTCCCTCAAATAAGAGAATTTCACCTTCTTCTAAATTTATTGTTAGTTCACTCTTTGTTGTGTATTTATCTGTTACAATTTCTTGTTTTGTTGTTAATTTTAAATTTTCTAATTTTTGTTCTACTTTCTCATTCTTATAATCAAATTTACTTTCTTTGCTAACTACCATTCCCTCATATGGTGTTAAATCTGGTCTTAAAACATAATATTTCATAATTTTCCTCTCTTCTGCCTATTAATGGAGTTGCACCATTCAATACTACTATAGACATATAAAAAGGCTTAATAGCCTTTATTTTAGTTAATTATTAGGCTGGGATTTTTACTGCTTGTAATTCATCTTGAGCGATTATTTTTATACCATATGTATCAAGTCCACGAACACCATCAGCGAAAGCACCTTCACGTCTTAATGCTTCTACTTCATTAATTTGTCCAGCGAAAGCAATTGCATTCTTTGTACGAAGCATACAATATTTATTTGTACCATCATTGTAAATAGCATTAGACATAACTACTTCTGCATTATTATACATACCTACAATACCTTTACGAATTAATTCAGGATTATTTGTTGATAATTCTATTATATTATTCTTAAATGTTGAATAAGTTGCAGGGTCAATTTCTACTCTTATACCAAAATCACAATTTCTTAAGTTTAATGCTACAAAAGCATCATCAATTGCAGTTTTTATTCCTGCTTGTGTTTTAGCAGTTGCAGTTGTAATGTTTGTAGCACCTTCCTTATAATTTCCTTTTGTAATTTCAAAGTAGTTAGTTAAACCATCTTTTGTTGGTTTTGCAACTCTTTTATAGTATGTATCTCCATTTGAATTTGTTTTAGCAATAAAGTAGTCTTTAAATGTTTTAACATCTGTATCAGTTGTTTTTGTATATGTAGCACTTTCTTCATCAATAGTACTTATACATTTACCTGCTACTAATCTTCCTATGTTAATATCTCTTCTTTGTGCTAATCTTGAACTTGCTTTTTCTTGGTATTTTTCTGGTAGACCTGGTACTGATTGCGCTTTATCAATATCTTTAACATTAAATGCAAAGTATTCAGCAAAATCAATAACAAGGTTTTGTCCTTTGTCTGCCATATCTTCATAATCTACTTCGCCATGATATCCACTAATTGTTGGATCTCCTACTCCTAAGATAACAACTGTTTTAGCAAATTTACAATCCCCCTCATAATCTCTTGTACAATAATCAACTAATTTTGTTTTCATTTCCAAACTATCTTGAATTTTTTTAGACCATATAGTTTGAATAAAGTTTTTTACTGCCATTTTTATCACTTTCCTTTCTTATTTTAGGAAGTTTTACCATTTCATCATTGAACGTTCAATTGCTTTCATTAACTCTGGATTTTTATCTAAATCTTCTTTAGTGAATTTAGATGCTTCATCAAAAGTATAAAATTCTTTTACTTGCTCTTTATCATTAGATTCATTCTTCATACTTCCTATTGTTTCAACCTCTGGCTTAGGTTTAAATTGTAAATACATTTCGTATTTATCTTTTATTGACATACTAGGATTTAAGTTCTTTTCAAATTTTATAAATTCAGAATCATTCAATGCATCTGCTTTTACTCCAATTGACGCTAGTTCTTTTATTCCTATTTGTCTTTTTCTTTCTTCAGCAATTTTAGTAAAGATTGTTTTATCTCTTTCGGTTGCTGTTCCGTTTTCAATTAATTTTGCAAGTCTATCAGTTTCTTCAGAAATTTCATCAAATCCTCCAGAAATAATATCCTCCGCTTCTGCATTTGCTAATAATTCTTCTTCTCTTTTTGAGTATTTAGGTGTATTTACTTTAATACCTTTCTTCTCATAAAAAGATTGCAAACTATCTACTGCATCATCAAATGAATCAGTTTCTAAACCTGCTTTTAAAAGTTCTTCAACCTTTCCATATTTTTTTTCATACTCTTCTCTGATTTTAGTTTCTTTTCGATATAATTTTTTCTTCACAATCTCATTTACTTCTTCATCAGTGTAAGTTTTTACTGGTGCTTTTTCTTCTTCGACTATTTCTTCAGAGGTATCACCATTACCATCAACTATTTCTTCTGTTGTTTGTTCTTCAACGTTTTCAGTATTATCTTCTAATACAAGTTCTTCATTATTTTCCATAATAAAATCCTCCCTATTTTTTTGAGTTTGCTTCTCATATTTCCATATCTTTTACCCTCATAAATGCTTGGAGCATATAAAAACACCTACTGAATAGGTGTTTCTTCCATATTTTGTGCATCTGCTATTTGTGATGCTTGTTGTTCTACATCACCATTGATGAATTGACTTGCCCTTTGTTGCATTATTTGTGCTTGAGCATTTATTTGAGCAATCTTTCTTTGTTCTTCTTCTTCAATTTCTATTGCTTTTAAAATGTCCTGTTTTGGAGCAATAGCATCATCTGGTAATATTTTTGCATATACTTTTAATTCTCCTAATTTTTGAGGATTAAAGTATCCTGCTTTTAAAAAGTTTTCAAGAGTTAATTCTCTAGCATATTTATCATATGAACTTTTTGGTGTTATATCCACTTTGGCAGTGCCTTTTAAATTTTCTAATACTGATGAAGGTATATCAACAAGTTCAACATATTCTTCACCAGTTGTAGGGTCTGTTTTTTCTTCTTCTAGTTTCATTCCATCTTGTGAATAAGTAACCCACATATCAAGCCATATTCTTGCTAAATCTTCAATAAACATTTTTAACCCTGTTAATTGTTTAGTCATAGGTTGTTGTGATGCTTGTTGTACCGCCAATATTGCTTTACCTGATGCTTCTGTCGGATTAACACCACCAGTTGCGATATCAGATGAATTTTTTAATTCTCTTGTTATACTTATTAAATCATTTATTGTTTTTGATACATCAGTACTCATTTGTGCTGGTGCTATTGTTGTAAATACTTTATTAACATCATCAACGCTTTGTCCTCTTGCCTTTATTGTTCCACCAACTTGATTAATAGCATTTGGATTTGATATTTTATCAATCGCTACTACTTTTGTTGGATAAGCATTTTGCTTAACGCTTAATAACATTCTTGCTAGTGTTTTATTTAATTCCAATTGGTTAGGTATTAGGTATCTTACTTCTCCTTCACCTCTAGCGCTTCCTTTTTTTGATTTCCAAGGATAATGTGCTACTGGATATAAAGAAAGTCCTGAATTTGATTCTTTCTTTACAACAACGTATTTTGTTGATTTAACAAATTTAACTTTTCCTTCTTCTTTCCACATTTTAGTGATTAATGTACATTTATTATCTTTTTCATATTTAGCAGATTCTCCAGCCTCTTCAAAATAATCACTATCACCTTCAATATTTTTGATTTGTTCTTCTGATACTCCTTCTTTTCTTGCTAAATTTTGTATTTCTATCACTGATTTTCTTTGACTTATTATTATGTATGGTTGAGATTGAATGTCACTTGAATTTTCATTGCCATATTGTATATCAGTTTTGTTTATTATTTCATTTAATGGTTCTTGTGTATCAATATCATAATTAACATACATAACACCTTCATCATTGACTGCACTATCTTCAGATACTTCTCTAACCTTGAAATCCATTGAATCTTTTTCCCATACTTTGCTTGCTTTTTTATTTAATAGTTTGCAAGTTTCTTCTGCCGTTTTTCTGAATTCTCTATCCTCAAAGTTTTCACTTGAATAATTAATTCCCCAAAGATTTTGATTTATAGTGCTTACTTTATAATTTACAATTGTTTCAATGAAATTGTATTGTGCCTGTTCTATTCCCTCAATTTTAGCACCTTCCCACTGGTTACCCGAATACATACGGTAGTTTTTATCTGTATCAGTAAACATATTCATTCTTCGCATGAAACTTTTACCTTTTTCAAATAAAGTCCATTCATCAGTAACTTTTAATTCTTCTAAATCCATTTATCTCACCTCGGTATATCTTTTTGCCCTAATGATGTACCATCATAAACATCAATGTTATGCTTAATAACGTCATCTATTTCTTGTTGCTTTTTTAACTCTTTGCTATCTTGTTTTTCTCTAATCGATTCAATAGGTGACTTGTCAATTATTCTTACAGGTTGATTATTTACAACTCTTTGTCCAATTTTTGCACCTAAAAAAAAGCATATTATGTTTGATATGCTTACTATTAGTAAAATAATTGCTTCCATTATTTTTCTCCTTTTTTATTTTTCTTTATTTCTTTTTTTGGTTCTTCTACTTTTCCATATTTTTCTCTATATACTTTTTTCTTCATAATATACCTCCTAAATAATTTTTATTTCTTCTCCATAATCTTCTTTTGCTTCTTCTTTTTTATTCCAATTGAATTCTGAATATGGTGTTAATGGTTCTTCATTGAATATAACTTGTTCTCTTGATTGATGAGCAATCGCAAGTCCCATCATTTGATCATCGTGTTTTCCTTCTGGTGCTTCAATTCTTCCTTTTTCATTTTTTACTATTGTTAATAGTTCTCTTAATGTATCTTCATCATTTATTGAATCAGTATCATCTCTTACTATTTCTTTTAATCTGGATATAATAACTGGTCTTGTTATCTGCGTTGTTCTAAAGCCATATTTCTTTTCAAGTTTTCCAGTATATTCATCCATCTTTTCTCTTATATACATATTTGTATAACCTAATCTTTCTAGTTCCATTATCGGATAACTATCAAAGTTCGTTTCTATACAAATTAATGCATTCTTATAATATTTTCCTAAACAATACATTTGTTTAGCATATAAATCAGAATCTAATTTATTTTTAAAATTTGCTACTTGTATTCCTGTTTTAGCATCTAATACGTGAGCAGTGAAATAATCACTACCTTCACCAGCAGTATCTCCACCAATACAATATTTTGTCATTGTTGGACTATTTGGTAATTGATATATTCTTATATAACCATTTTTATCATTAACCCATTTTATATTTGACATTTTTTTATCTTTAGGTAAATCATCATTATAATCATATATAAAATAACCAACTTTCAATGGTTTTGGTATTCTTTTTAACCTACTTAATATTGCCTCACTATCAAAAGCAGGTTGTCCTGATAGTAAAAATGCTTCTTCTGGTGCACATGGATACTCTTGTTTAATTAAATCTTTATCTATATATCCTTTGTATTTTTTGTAATACCAATATAATTGATTATCATTTAATTTAACATCATCTTTTAACCATTTTAATCTTGTATAAATCCAATCGTTTTTTGTGTTAATGTTATTTATGAATTCTTTATGTATATCATCACTTTCAAAGTTTAATACATATTCTTTTGTTCTCCACCATTCAAAAAAGCAATTTATATGTTCATTACTTTCCCACATTGTTTGATAATCATTAAATCCATTTGCGGTTGATTCATATATTTTTATACAATTCTTTGTAAATGCTTCTCCAAGCGCCGCCTGAATAGGTGCTATACCATCTTTCCAAAATGCACATTCGGATCCGTGAAAGAAATTTATTGTTCTTGAACGACCTACATCTTTTGTTGCAGTATCAACTGCCCAACTACTATTAATCTTTTCGAATAATAATTGTTTTCTATTATTAAACTTTTCAGTAGGTTTTAATATGTCTGGAAGTTGTGAGTACGGATATTTTGCTTTATTTTGAAATATAGCCTCTGAATTATCACTCTTATCTGCTAATGTAAATCCTTGAAAGTTTCTATTTAATATACTACATGATAATTGATATGCAGTTACAACAGTTGTAAATCCTTGTTGCCTACCTTTTAATATCAAAATAGATATGTTTGTTATTAATCCTTTTTCATAATCTTCTTTTGCTTTATTTAATATATTGATAAACTCTTTTTGTACATCATTTAAAAAAAATGGTTTTGTTGTTTGATCCTTATCTACAACTATGAATACTAATTCTATTAATTTTTCTGGATTCTTTTTTACTTCATTTAATAAATCTATATCATTGTATAATTGATTTGCTATTGCTTCTCTTAATTGTTTATCATAATCTATGTCATGAAGTTCTTCCCATTTTTCTTTTCTTTTATTTATTAAATAATCTGCTGTGTACTTCATAATAAATCTTCTAACTTTTTAATATCTACTTTACCATCTAGAATAGTTTTATATTCTCCAGTCATTTTATTTAAAGTATCTATTGCTTTTAGTTTTGTATTTAAATCTGCATTTTTCATATATAATATTTCATCACTACCATCTGGTAATTTTATTTTTATTTCTTCTCTTTGTATATCTTGCACAACTTCTGATAACCATTTCATACGTTCTTTAGCAGTCATTATTGTTTCATCTTCGATTTTTTCTTGTAATGCTTTTATATAAGCCTGTATGTTAGCATTTGTTAGCAATCTACTAGCATTTACTTTTGCAGTATCTTCCCTTTTACAAGTCTTATACGCTTTTAAATATGCTTGCATACCATTTAATCCATTATTAACGTATTCCTGACAAAATGTGATTTGATTGTTGTTTAATTTTTCTTCTTTCATAGTTCTTTTCCTCCTCTTCACACTTTCTTGCTCTTGGACATTCTTTACAATGATATATCATGCATAGTTTGAAGTTATCTTTTTTATTCTTTTTCATATATACTCCATTAAAAAAACAACCTTGAATGGTTGCTTTCGTATAGTATTATAGTATCTTTAATAGATACTGTACTAATGATATTACCGCCTTCTATTCCTACTAGCTAGATTTAAAATAGTTGCATATTTAAGAATATCATCAGTACACTACCTACTAGAGATAGTTTGACCTTTTCATATTAGTATGAAATACTGACAGTTACCAAACTGACAAATCACCTAAACTCATTCAGCCAACTTCGTTATGCTTGGTCTAGCAAGGCGGACTGTTTTGCCTAGTGCTTTTTTACCTATATGCACGCATACTCTAGGAACTATAAGTCCTAAAACTTTCTAGTTATTATTTATAAGCACCATATCAAGTAAATATACGCGGGTAGATGGATTACCACATTCCAAAGTCACCATCGTTAGCTTTTACCTTTTATAAGACATCAGGAATATTACTCGTTGTATAGTCTTATATATTATATTTACTCAATATGCTACCTATAAAGTAGCACATAGTCAGGGGAATGTGTCTTAAGGACACTATAGAGACAACATAATCCTATATTATCTCTATAGAGCCTTTAAGTGCTCTATTTAAAGGAGTTGTAATGGGATTATTTTATATTATTCCCATGATACTATTTTATCATTTTAATAGTGCAATTGGTGTGCAATCTTCAACATTTCTTTTACCTGTATAATTTTTATATATATTTATACATTGTCTTCTACAATAATGTGTTGCTTCTGCGATGTCATCCCATTTCATTCCTTTTTCTTCTCTTAATTTGATTATTTTCGCTTTCAATGGTTCATACTCACCTATACGCTTTAATTCTGCTTCTACATAGTTATTTAATGCTATTATGTAAATGTTTAATTTTTCTATCCACCAGTCTATCTCTTCATCTTCACACTTGTAAACATATTTGAAAAACTTTTCTTCTCTTGTCATGCTTCCATCTACTCTTTCTGCGTTTGGATCTGCTACTTTTGGTTGTGTGTCATTAAATAGTAAGTTTTTTCTGTCTATATATAAATTTAGCAAATTTGTTAATTTGTTTATTTCGTTATTTGCTTCTTTTATCGTATACTTCATTTCTTCCACTTTTTATCCTCCCATACTTAACAATATATTTTAATAATTCATCTGATACTTTTTCATATCTTTGTTTTAATTTTTTATATTTAATCTTTAATTCTATAAGTTCGTCCCTTATTTTCTTTTCTTCTTCGGTCATATTATTCACCACGATCAAAATGTTCTCTTAATTGTCCATTTTTCATTCTTACATATTTTGTAATTATATTTTTATAATTAACAACAAATCCCTCAACATTTCGATTCACTGATTTACAATACTTTTCATATATACTATCTAAATGTTCTTTTGATGGGATAACATTCAATTCTGTTACTACTGGTACTATTCCCATACATTTAGGTATTTCTTGACTTTGAAACGGATATATAAACAAATTATGATCATAAATTAAGTTATATAAATTAAATTCATCATCTATATTTGCCTTTGCAAACATATAATATCTTTTATCAAATTCATCAACGGGATATTTTATTTGTCCCATACCTATCCATTCTCCACATACTGCACTATCATTATGTAAATCTTCAAATGATTCTCTATTATCATTAATCCATTGTAATAAACCTTTATACAATTTATCTTTGTTTTCTTCTAACTCATTTATTTTAAATATATTATTTCTTTGGGCTATATATAATTCATCATTCTTTTTGAATATTACTAAATTACTCCCATCTAATTTTTCTGTTAATTCAACTTTATCTCCCATACAACTTACTCTTTTTGTTTTAGGATATATTTCTTTCTTTATCATTACTTATCACTCTCCTAAAATTACACGTTTATTTTCAAATTTCTTATAAGCATCAAAATATATTTCATTTTTATTTGAATTATATGTTACCTCATAATACATACCATCTAATAATGTTGTACTTAATAATGCTTTACTGTGTCCTAATTCATAAGCATACCAAACTACAAATACATCAAATTCAGGTATATCATCACTTTTATCTAAATGCTCATTAGCATATTTTTTTACTAATTCTTTTGCTTTAATTATAAATTCACTACTTTTCATCTTTATTTCCTCCTAATTTATCATAATAATCATCTACATCACCACTCAAATCATTAAATATAATCATTATCTTTGTTTCCCATTTTGAATTGCTAGGAACAAAATTTTGTGACAATACATATGCTAATTCATTCCAACTCATATATTGAAGTTCTGGTGCTTTATATCTATTACTATTTTTAATTTTTTCTATTTGTTCTATAATATTTGCTATTCTTTCTTCATTAAAATCACATTCTTCATCAATTACCTTAATTATTTCATCTGCTATTTTTTGAAAATTTCTCATTATTCCTCCACCTTTACAACTAAAATGGTTTTTTAGTCAATAAATCTTCTATGTATTTAAAACCATACTTTTCCAATTCTTTCAAATCAACATCTTCTCTTATTTTAAGCATAATATCAGTCCTTTCTAACTATATTGTTTATTCTTTCTTTTGCAATATTAAAATATTTTTCGTCGAGTTCTATTCCTATAAAATTTCGATTCAGTTTTTTTGCTGCTACTCCTGTACTTCCAGAACCCATAAAAGGATCTAAAACAGTATCATTTTCATTAGAACTTTTTTCTATTAGATATTTTAATAATTCTACTGGTTTTTGTGTTGGATGCAATTCAAGTTTGCATTTGTTGAAACTTAACAAATCTCTTTCTCTTTTACCATTTAGTTTTTTTCCTTGCTCTTTAACAGCAAATATTATGAATTCGTATGATGGTGCATACTGCCCATATAAGTCACCCATCCCGAAACTTTTTTTATCCCAAACAAGAATATTTTTAATTATAAAAAAGTTTTCTATTTTTTGTTTAAATTCATCTATTTTTTGAACTGGTGCAAACATATATAAATGTCCAGTATCTTTCAAAATTTTATTTGCTTTATAAAGCCATTCATTTAGCCAACTTGTATTTCTATCATAGAACATAGGTAAATCTTTGTTTTTTTTCATGTTCGACTGATAGCCAAATCCATATGGACAATCAGTTAGTATTAAATCTACACTTTTTTCAGGTATTTTATTCATTATCTCTAAACAATCACCACATTTTAAATCAATCATAATTTACCTTCTTTCAATTTATTTACTTCATCAATTAATTTCCTTTGATTTTTTATTAATGAATTAATAGTTTTCTTTTCAAAATCATATTCATTACAAGTTAATTCTTCGATTTGCTCATATTCTATCTTCTTTGGCTCTTCGATTATTTCTACTTCATCATTTAAAAAGTCATTACAAGTTGTAAATTTATACTCAAATAAACCTCTACCATAATAACTATAATAATCTTCGTTTCCTTCAGCATATTCAAGTATTACACTATTATATGCTATTTTTTTAGGTGCTTTACCATCTTTAACTAGCCCTAGTAATTCATACATTGTTATTTTCATTTAATCACCTACTTAAATAATTTTAAAATATCATCTTTCTTTAAATGCCCTTTTAATTCTTTTACTTTTTCTTTAAATCCATTAATAATTTCTTTTTTTATATCTTTTTCAATATTATTTATGTGTTTTTCCATCTTTTTATTTTCTAATTTTAAATCACTAATTTTATATTCATTTTGTTTTATTGTTTCTTGAAGTGCTTGAATTTGTCTTTCTAATTGATCATTTCTTTCTTTAACAATAGTGATTCTATTTTTATATTCGTCTAATGTTGTTAAAGATAAATTATATTTAATCTCATATTCCTTTGCTTTTTTTAGTTCATCTTGTAATTGATAAACACTATTTTGTAATTTTTTGTTATTATCAAATTCATCAACTAAATATTGTTTTATATCTGCAACTGATACTTTCTTTTTATATTTTGGTACTATATTAAATTTCATTATTATCACCTTCTACTATTTCTATCTTTTGATATTGTTCTAATAATTTTTTTATTTTGACTTCTTGTTCTAACAAGCCTTCTTTTACTTTTTCTATGTTTGAAAAATCTTCTCTTAATCTATTCAATCTTTTATCTAAAACATCAAAATCTTCTTCATAGTTTGCTATAATGTATCTAACATCGTAATAATATTTCCCATTTACTTTTATAAAATAATCCCACTTTTTTTCTCTTTTGTATCTAATTTCAATTCCTTTATTCCAAGAATATTCTGGTTCATTACTATAATCTTCAAAAAACATTTCTTCTGTAACTAAAACATACTCGTGTTTCCAATTATCTCCAACTTTTTTGAATATCAATTTATTTTTAATATATTTTAATGTTTCTTCAACTATTTCTAATTCACTATTTATTTTGCGTTCTGTTTCTTTTTTCTCTTCTTCTAATTTTTTATTAACATTTTCATATGCCATTTCTTTTATTTTTGATATTATTTCTTTATTCATTACTATCACTTCCTTTACATTTTTCATAATGTTCATTGCAATTCATACTTACAACACTATCAATTCTATTATTTTTTATACATTGATACCTACAACCATCTCCGCAACTACAAACATCATATAATTGATAATTTTTACATTCATAACAATTTTTTTTACCTATTTTTTTTATTTCTTCAATTATTATTTTTATAATAGATATTGCTATAATTAATAGAATTATAGATATAATAATAATATCAGTTAAATTAATTACTATCATTACTATCACTTTCTTGTTCTAGTTCTTGCATTTTATCTTTCATGTCAGTAAAACATAATCTTCCACCAACATAGTCTTCATTGTTCATATAATAATCATAGTGTTTATTAACCCATTCTTTTAACTTATTCCAATTGTCTTTTAGTTGGTATATTTCTTTATCAATTTGTTCTTTGTATATCTTAGATGAATTACTCTCTAGTCTTACAAAAAATTTGACTATACTTTTATCTCCAAAATATTCTGTTATCCATTCATCAGTCCATAAGTTAATTTGTCCTTTTACAAATGGATCTTCTTCTATTTTGACTATCTTATAACCATTTAAATATTTACCTATTAAAGGATATAAATCTTCTTTATTCATTCTGACACCTCTTTTAATATATCTAGCAAGTCCCTAGTTTGCCACTCATTTAATTCTAAAAAACCATCTTTTCTTATATGCTGTTTAATTAATTCATATACTTTATCAATAACTTCTTTTTGCCTTTTACATTGTTGTTCACTCTTTTCAAATGCCTTTGCAATAGCACAAACATACCATAATTGTTCTTGAGTAAATGTTTTTACGACTTTCATTTCATCGACACTATCTAATATTGGTATTTTAACTTCTATATAATCTTTATCCATATTCTTATTTTTCCATTTCAAATTTATCTTTATAGTTTTTTAAATAATAATTTATTTCTTTTATCATTTTTTCTTTAAATTGTGCTTCTGCTTCTTCTTTAGTTAGAAAGTTATCACTATCAGATTTTATATCATACATATTTGTTCTATCTTTAGTGGTTTCTATTACCGAATATAAGCCATTTCTACCCTTAAACAAATAATTATATACTCTTTCTTCAATATAACCTATTTCACCTCTCCAACTATCTTTTTCTTTTAATTTGCATAGTTGTTTTAATGTTTTATCATCAGTTAATGCCTTTTCTACAAATTTAGGTGTTTTATTATTCTCTTTTAATATTTTGTTCCAATTCCATGTACTTTGCATACTAAATGAATACCAATAATTAGGCTTGTCGCTTAAATATATACAATTCATATTTCCTTCATTTGTATCATCATTTTTTAATTGTTCTTCTAATTCTTCTATCTTTTTATTTGCTAAAGATAATTCTTCTTGTGTTTTATATAATTCATTTAAAATGTATTCTTCATTTGTTTTAAATTTAGTCATAATTATTTCTCCTTTTTCAAATACTCTTTCAACTTAGGATCATACTCACCTAAAATTTCTATTGCCGTGTAATAATTATTCTTGTATATTTTTATAATTTTGTTTAGGTTGCTCATTTTTATTAACAAACAACCTATGATAAATGCTAGTATGTAAATCATTTTAAACCTCATTTCCCCAGCAATCCCAACCATCGACTTTTTGTCTTGCAAATAGTTCTACTCGTGGGATATCTCCAAACAATTCTACAATTCTATCTCTGACTTCATCTGGTTTTCTACTATGTTCTCTAATTTTGGATACCACAACCTGATGTACTGATTTACTTAATCTAGGTAAAGGCTTGCCTTTTGTTGCTAATATGCATATTTCCGTATTAGCTCTAGTATAATATCCCATTCCCCAAAAAAGGCTTTCACTCTTTTTATTAGTTTTAACCCAAGTAAAACCAAATGTTTTATATTCAAATCCCCATTTTTTTACTAATTCTAATCCTTCTAATAAGCAAGGAGCAGTAACCCATAAAAATAACACGCAATTTTTTGAACATAAATTTTGTATAGGAAGATTCTGTATGTCCTCTTTTTTCATAGTATTATAATGACTTTCCGCACTTCTTCCTAAGCCAGTATCCTTAGACCATACTTTGTATTGCCAAGGAGGATCAGCATAAATAACATTATATTTTTTATTTGTGTTATAAATATCTATTTTCACTCATGACTCCTCATTTCTGTCTGAAATTCATATGTTCTTTCTAAATCTTCGTAAAACATACCATTCAAAAGTTTTATTTTGTCTATTTTATTTTCTAATTCAACAATTTTATTTGTTACTACTATTGCAAATACTGTTTGAATAATTGCTATTAATAAAATTGGTATTATTGTTTTATAATCTATTTTTTTCATTCTTATAACTCCCTTTTCATCAATTTAACAACTTTTATACTTAAATCTATTAAATCTTCAATTGTTACTTTATAGTACTTTTTATTGTCTATATTTTTAAAATGTTTTTCTATTTTTAATTTTGTTAATTCTTCAATTGTTAGTTCCATTTATTGTTCCTTTCTAGGTCTTCCTCTTTTCTTTTTAGGACTTATAAATTTTTCTATTTCTTCTTCTGTATATACTCTGTTTTTATATTCACTATTTAATCTTTTATTTGTTTTATTTATTTCTGCCATAATGAATTGTCTAGAATCATTTCCTATCATTTTCGATTTTTGATTTTGATATGCCAATTCTAAATCATGTTCATTGTTTAAACTTCTTCTTTCTTTTCTTAAATCATGAATTTCTTTTACCACATTTATACTTGCTTCATCACTTAATTCGTTATTTTCTATTAAATGATATAAATCTGATAATTTATAATCTACTTTTTGAAGTTCTATGGATTGTGTTCTGATCATATCATCTATATCATCAAGTATACATATAGCATTTTTTATTTTTTCTATTATCAACTTATCTCTCATCAAATCTCCTTTATGTCATACCCCTTAAATTGCATCATTTTTTTCTTTAATTTATATACTTCTGTACGATAACCTTTTGTATCAACAATAATAAGTTTTTCATCTTTTACATAAGTAAAATCTGCTATATAATTTATTGACCTTATTGTTTTACCTTTAAATTTAAAACTTGGTTGTAATTCAAATTTTACTTGTGTTTTTAAATCTGTTATCTGTTTGTTTTTAAGCATCATTTCAAGAATTACATAGTAATCTCTCTCTTTTTTAGAATCGAATGTCATGCCTTTATAAAAACATTTTTTGTTATGATACTTATTCATCTTTTAATTTTTCCTCTAACAATTTTATATATTTTTCTGGACATGCTGTCATATACATTTTTGTTATCAAAAATATACATCTGATTATTGGTACAAAACTAATTAATAAATGAGTCATTATTGTTTTAAAAATTCCATCAATTTTATCTTTTGTTTTTAAATGTTCTCTTACCATATCTCTTGATTTTCTAAATTGTTCTCTAAATAAAATCCCTTCTGCCATAGCAATCAAAAACCAAACTACTACACTGCTTAAATATACTTTTAACATTGTTACCTCCTATTTCTTATAAATCAAATCTTCTTCATTCCAATTTTCATATCTACTTGAAAGATAATTTTTTATAATAGAGCCTATTTGTTCTCTTTCCTCTTTAGTTCCAAAGTCATATCTTCTGTGACATTTATTAGGTGTTAATTCAGTACACATTGTTACTATATTTTGTTCTATTCCTAAACCACCTTTAGCCCTTGGTATGTAATGTGCATTTGGCATAACATTATATGAATTACCACACACAACACAACAACCATTATCTCTCTCAAATACTTTCTTTTTTACTGACATTGGTATATCAGTTGCTTTACTTCTTTTTGATTTCATATTTACCCCCTAAATTAGATTTAATTTTGCTATTTCATTTGGTGTCATTGTTTCAATATCTAATTGTTTACATTCTTGTATTATTCCTTCTATAAAGATTGTCATTTCCTTTGTATCAAACTCACTACTACCTTTGTAAATTCTATATATAGTGAATTCTCTATTATTAAATAACCTTTTGGATACTATTTGATAATATTTAAAATAGCCTTTTGGATCTATTGAAGATAGCATACTTATTTCGCTAACTTGTCCATAAGCCTTAAGCATTTCAAAGTATACTTCTTCTTTAGATTTTCCTATTAAATTCCCTATTTCAGTGATTAATTGCCAAGCATATGAATTTTGTGATAAACTTCTTTTCTTTCTTTTTTCTTTTATTTCAAATTGCTTGTCCTTTTCTTTCCCATACAACCACTGAATTATTTGTAATGGTGTTCCTATCATAACTTATCCTCTAGAATGCTATATCGTCATCACTAATCTCAATTGAGTCTCCAAAGTCAGCATAAATCTGTTCATCAGTTGATTTTTTGACATTCTCTGCTTGTTTTGGCTCTTGTTGATTATTTGTTTTAGTTTGTAAAAAACTCATTCTATTTGCCATAAAAGTATAGTCATAGTGTTTGTTACCTTTGTTGTCTTCCCAATTGTGATTTTTGACGCTTCCTTGAAAACCAATTAAATCGCCTTTTTCACAATATTTGCATACGTTTTCTGCCATTTTTTCAAATAGTGTAATAGGTGCAAATGTTACATCATCTTTTCCATTTTGCACTGCTAAATCTATTTGTGTTACTGCTTTATTTGAACTTGTATATCTTAACTCTGGTGATTTTGTTAATCTACCTATAAATATAAAATTATTATTCATCTAAACATAACTCCTTTAATGTATATTTTTTATCTGCTTCCATACCTTCGTACATAGTTCCTTTTTTAAAATATGGGAAGTAAAATGATTCACTATTTATATGAATAACAATATAACTTTTTTCGCTATCGAAATTTCTTTTAACAATATCGCTAATTCTATTTTTAAATGGTCTAATAACTGCACTTAAATATTCTTTTTCTACATCATCAAGAATTGGTTTATTCTTTTCTTTTTTATTTTCTTCTTTCAATTGCTTTAATTGTTTTTTCAAGTAATTTACTTTATCTCTATTACTTATTACATTGCTATATTCTTCTTGTACTTTATTTGATAATTTATCTATTTCACTTTGCAATTGTGATATTGTTAAATTATCTACTATTTCAAACTTACCTTCTGGACTTAATACAGTATAAATATCTCCTATACATCTAGGATTTTTATGTTTTAAAATTAATATTTCTATATAATCGTCGCCTACCTTTTTTACTTCTCCTAAATACATATTTGTATTTGTAATTCCATAAGTATTACTTATTCCTTTTACTTTATCTCCTACTTTAAATTTCATATTATTCCTCCTATATTATTGCTAATAAATATTTTTTATCTATTCTTTCTAATTTAACTAATTTTCCTAATCTTCCTTTTGGAAGCCATAAACAATATAATTCATCTACTTGACCATCTGCTAATTCATATAAACTATTTTGCCAACTTACGTATAATTCATCTAATTCATAAGTTGTTTTTATATCAATAATTGCACTTTTACCATTTACATAGCCTTTTAAATCTAATGTTCCAGCATATTTGTATTCATATGATATTCTTTTTTCACTATCAGTTATTTCAATTTTATATTTATCTTTTATTTTTAAATAATCTTTTAAACTCTCTTTCTGATATATGTTTGGTTTATAATATCGTTTTATGTATGCTAATGGTTTTTTTGGTTTTTTCTTTTCTATTATTTCTATAAACTTATGTAGTTCTGTTCCATAACTTGCTTTATTTTGTAATATTTCTTTTGGAACATTCTCATACTTTAATGGGAATAATTCTTGAAGTAATTGTGTTACACTTTTTAGAATTATTCCATTTTTTATGTATGTATGAGTTTCTTCATCAAATTCTAATTTAGTTGAATTTGACATATGCTTTTCTTGTAGATGGTACTAAATATTGATTATAAAGTTCTTCATTTTCTTTTTTGAATTTTGTACTATCAAATCTATTTGTTGTAGTTTCTTCATAATATGTTGCTTTAAATGTTCCATCTGGACTTGTATATTTTTTTATATTATTCTTTTCCATTTCTTCTTGAAACATATTTTTTAATTGTTCTTCCATTTTTGCAAGTTCAACTTTTGCTTTTTGAACTTTTTTTATAAATTTTATTCCTTCTTTTGTTAATTCTAATTCATTATTATTTACTATTATTAATTCGTTTTCCATTCTATTGTTCCTCCCCAAATAATTCTTTTTTTAATTGATGGAATAATAAAATTCCTGTCATCATCATTACTACTTGTGTATTAACACCAGTTTCTTTTTCTCCTTTTAACCCTTTAGCTGGGTTTTCTAATACTTTCTCAACTGCTTCATCATATTTTTCTTTAAATTCTTTCATTGTCATTTTGTTTTTCATATTAATTCTCCTCTTTCTTTTTTACATTTTTGCTTATTAATTCACTTGCTTTTTTCATTGTGATATCTTCTATTTTTTTAATATTGTTTAATTCTAATAATTTACTTAAATTATCATCTTTATAAATTTTTAATAATAATTCTATTTGTTTTGGTGTTGCTTTTGCTTCTTTAGAAACTGCTTTTTTATAACCATTTTCTGGACTTGGTTCTTTATCTGGATCATCACCAGTACTTATTTTATATGCTTTCATTAATGCGTATTTATCAGCATATGTCATTGCTTTACCTGGTGCTTTATCGCCTGTATCTAATCCATCTCCATATGTTGTAATATCAACATATTCTTCTGGTTTTTCTATGTTTACAAATCTATATATTGTTTCTAGTCTCATAAATAATGTATTCGTTTTAGTAGTTGTAACATCATCTGTTCTTGCATTTACAAACTCTGTTTCTTTTACTAATGTATCGTTATCTATTACTTTTCTTGCAAATGGATAACTATAAATTCCATACTTTGTTTCTAATGGTTTTACGTTGTCAAGTATGTCCCTTTCACTAACTGCTTTATAACTTGATGTTTTATTTACTTGTACATTTAAACCTTTTTCTACAACTGACATTTCATCAGTAACTTTTTGCATTTTTTCAAATATATTCATTTTTCTAACTCCTTCTTCCATTCCAATACATGACACATTCTCAACATTTGATTTGCTCTGTGTTTTATATTGTTTATTGTTTCTTCCATTTCTTCATCTGTTATACAGATATAAAAACCACCTTTAACCCCTGAAACACTACCTACCATTCTTTTAAAACTTTTATCTTCTCTTATGTTTTGTATAATCTTTCTCATTGCTTTATCACTTGTTACATTGAAAATTCTTCTTAATTCTTGATTTTTAATTAAGTTTTCTTTTCCTTGATTATTTTCAACTAAATAATCGTAAACTCTTTCTTCTATTGTTTTTTCTTCTTCCTCGTCGTACACTATGATGTCATTATCTTCACAATTAGGACATAAATTAATCATTTCTCCATATGAGTTTCCAAAAGTTGAATAAACACCATAGTATGTTTCTAAATCGACTTTTCTTGGGTTTTCAAATTTACAATCACAATTATTACATTTGTACATTCTCTAACTCCTTCAAAAGTTTTTTATTCTCTCTCTTAAGTGTTCTAATTTCTTTTTTTAATTCTGCTTCGATTCCATTTTTATTTATTTCTAATTCACAATACTTTTTATTAAGTTCTGATAGTTGTGTTTTATATTTATTCATTTGATTTACTGCATAATTCTTTGCAGTTTTACAATCTTCTATTTTTTCAAGCATTTCATCTATATGATTTTCTAATCCTCTAATGGTTTTATTTAATGCTTTTTTTGTTTTAATGGTTTCATTTAGCCATTCATTTACCTTTTCTATTATTCCTTTCATTATTCTTCTCCTAACCAATCATAATCAAATATTTCTTCCAGTTCGTCATTTTCTTCTTTTGTAAAAAGTTCATCATATGATTTGTTTTTTATATTTTTTAAAATTCCTTCAGTATATTTCAAATTAGTTTTTCCATTCATAATTGTTTCATTAATTGCATATTTTATTTTTCTAACATCATCAGTTTCTTCTATCCACTTTTTAACTGCCTCTTTTTCTATATCGCCTAAACTTCGATGAAAATTTTTCTCTATATTATTTATATAAGTACTATAATAACTATCTATATTCTTATATTGTTGTTGCTCGCCTGTTGCTTGTTTGTTAGAAAATGTGTTAATTGCCTGATATAATTCATAGTTTTTTATTGATATTATTGAGAATTTAGTATGTTGCTTCTGTGTTAATTCCCCTGTTGAAATTAAGTGTTTTATTGCAGTCCTTATTTCTTGAATTGTCATATCTAATTCTTCACTTAATGTTTTATATGATGTAACAAAACTTCCTCTCTGGATTAGTAAACCCTCAAAATATCTATCTTGCCAATTTGCTTTTAATAAACAATGAATGAAAAGTATTTTTGTATTTTTATTTTTATACCATCCCCAATTTAAAAATTTACTATGGAGTTTTATCCAACTTTCATTCACTATTTACCTCCTGTTTGACTTTTGTTCGTTTTTCTGCTATAATTACTAAATGTAAATTTTTTATATTTACGATTTAATTTGAATTATCTACTTTCAATCGTGGTTGGTTGTGTAGATAATTCTTTTTTTTCGTTAAAATGTTCTGTATTTATACATAACCCTATAAATCCAGCAACACAGAAAACTATAAATAATACATATACTAATCTATCTTTCTTACTCATTTTTTGATCCGCCTCCTTTCTATAAACCAAATTTCTTTTTTACTAATTTAGTTAAAACTATCTTATTTCTTGTTTCTGGAATAAAATAATTTTCTTCTTCCATTTGTTTTCTTAATTCGTGTGAATAACGCAATGCTGTTTTATATGGAACCCTTAATAACTTTTGCAATTCTTTTGGTGTTAGATATTGTTTTTTTAACAAATCTTTTTCTTCCATATTGCACCTCCTTTAAAATAATTCTTCAATTGAATATTGTTTAGTTGTTCTTGAATTTATAAATTTCTTTATTTTTTTTGCTTCATCAGTTGTAAAACTTGCTTTACCATTTATTTTTAAGTTAATAGTACTCATGGATTTTATTGATAACAAATCCGCAAGTTCTGATTGTTTAATTTTATTTTGTTTTAAAATTTCATTTAATTTACTCATATTACCCTCCTATCTACGATTTTTCGTATATTTAATCTAAAAAAAATTTGTTATTTTCTAGATTTCACTAACATTATATATGATTTTTCGTATACTGTCAATATATTTTTACGATTTTTCGAAAAATATTTGATTTTTCGTATTTTTGTATTATAATATTGATAAAGGAGTTGATTTTACATGGTTGAAGAAAATTTAAAAAAATTAATTTTAGAAAAATTTGGATCATTACGAAATTTTGCAATAAAAATAGATTTGCCATATACTACCCTCGATAGTATTATGAAAAGAGGTATATCTAATTCGAATGTTGCTAATGTGATAAAAATATGTAAGGGATTAAATATATCACCTGATAAACTCATAGATGAAAGACAAATTATTAACTTTATTGAATTTGATAATGCTGAAAAATACGATACCGATTCAAATATAATAAAAATTCCAGTACTAGGAGTTATTAAAGCAGGTACACCAATTGAAGCACAGGAAGATGTAATCGACTATATTGAAATACCTACAGAATGGACTAAAGGTAATAAAAAATTTTATGGTCTTTTAATTAATGGTGATTCTATGTATCCTAAATATCAAGAAAAAGATATTGTAATATTCGAGCAAAATGATGATATGCAATTTGCTAATGGAAAAGATTGTGCAATTATGGTTAATGGCTTCGATGCTACATTTAAAAGATTTAATTTAAATGTAGATGGAGTAACTTTAACGCCACTAAACATAGAAAATTCAGATGGTTATACAACTACATTTTATAATATAGAACAAGTACAATCATTACCTGTTAGAGTTATTGGTATAGCCAAACAAATTAGGAGAAATATATGAATATAAAAGAAATTTTTAGTAATATTTCTAATATATTAAGTATAATTTTCAAAATAATTTTATTTATATGCTTTATTTTTAGTATTATAAGTGTTGTTGCTTATAAAAAAAGAAACGGAAATTATCCTATTGGACAGGGTTACGGGAAAAAATAAAAGAATTAAATTCTGATTAAAAATATGCTAGTATAGGTATTTTTAAAATAGATGTAAGGGAGGTATATCATGAAAAAATCATTAAAAATCATATTATTATTTATCCTATTGCTTTTGTTACAATTTTATGTGTATATTAATTCAGAATATACAACAATAAATGCCTTAATTTATGGATTTTGTGATATTGTCTTATATAGTATATTATTAATGATTGTACCAATATTAATGAGACTTCATAATGGAAAAAAATTCGAAAATAAAAAAGGTAAAAAAATTTGTACTATAAACAGTATTGTTGCTTGGTTAGTTTTAATTTTTTTATCCTCATTATTTAAGTCTTATAATATTCCTATTTCACTAAATATAGGTTGGTTAGGTGCAATAATATATTATTTTATTAATTATTACATAACAACAGAAACAGACAAATAAAAAAAGATAGTCCCACTCGCCAAAGTCGACTATCTTAAACGAACTCATAGAAAAAGTATTCTAACAGAATATTTGCTTTTTCTATACACTAATTTTAACAAAAAAGCGAACGAATTACAAGAGGAGATGATAAAATGAGGAATTTTAGATACAAAGGAATAACTATATACGAAAGTGAACCAACTAAAGATGGCAGAAAGTATTTTTTTAAAAAATATAAAAATGGTAAACATTACTCATCAGAAAAATTTTTATCAGTTGATGAAGTTGTGACTGCATATTCAAGATTTGTTTTAAAAAATAATGATCCAATTAATAAAAGATTTGATTTAGTTGCTGATGAATATTTTAACTATATGTATAAAATAAAAAAAGAATCTACAGTATATTGTTATAAAAATGTTTATAACCTACATATATACCCTTATTTTAAGAGTTCTTACATAAATCACATAAATGTATCAGATATTCGTAAATGGGCTGAAACAATAGAAAAAAAAGACCTATCACTACGTTATATGAACAATGTTTACAATATATTAAAATTGATTTTTGATTTTGCTATGAAAAATTATGGTATTGAATCTAATCCCGTTCAAATTTTCGGTAGATTTCAAAGAAAAAGTGACGAAGTCGTAAAAGATGAAAATAAAATAAGATATATAACATTAGAACAATTCAATCAATTTATATCAGTTATTGATAATGATTTATGGAAAACATTTTTTATAACCCTATTTTATACAGGTACTAGAAAGTCAGAAATACAGGCTTTAACTTGGAATGATATAGATTTTAATAATAATGAAATAATAATAAATAAAATAATATCAACCAAAACTAGCGAAAAATACAAAATAACGAATACAAAGAATAGTTTAAATAGAAAAATAAAAATGAGTAAAACATTATATGAAACATTATCAGAATACAAAAAAGAAGTAATGAAATTTACTGATTATTCTAATAATTGGTTTGTCTTTGGGAACACAAGATTTTTACCCGAAACAAACATTGCAAGAAATAAACACAAATATTTTGAATTATCTGGTGTTAAAGAGATAACTATTCATGAATTTAGACATAGTCACGTATCATTATTAATAAATGAATATATAAAAGTTTCTAAAGAAAAAAATATGAAAGTTGATACTGCTAAATTTTTCTTAATGTTATCTAATCGTATGGGACATACAATAGAGGTTATGCAAAGAACTTATATGCATTTATTCCCTACGATTCAGGACGAAATTGTTGATTTATTAGATAATTTATAG